CCAAAGGCAATGTTAGTTGAGGAGTTAGAAGAATTATTTGGTGATGATTATAGACATATCGTTACTGAATTTGATGATGATGAAGGATATGAATCGGTATTAGTATTCAATCTAACAAAGAACGATATTAAAAGAATACAAAATGAAATTGGAGATGTTTTAATCTGGGAATACTCAATTAAAAAGGGAAAAGAGATTAGTGAATCAGCAGTTTCTGAAAGTGTATTTACTTTTAAAACTGATAATATAGAACAATTGCATTTTGAAACAGATCCAAAAAAAGCTGAAGAAATGAAAATTGAATTAGGCAAAATGCAAGGAGAAGTTAGTAGAAAAAATCAAATTGAATCAGCTGAATATTCTTTAAGAAGATTTAGAAAAAACATTGGATACGGTAACGGTAAGGATGTTGGTGTATTTCTTCCAGGATCTTATGATGCTACTGTTTCTAAATTAGGAGATGGACCTCATAAGAAAGCTACTAAAAAAGTAAAATGGACTCAAAAGAAATATGATCAGTGGTTAGAAGATATGGCTTCAAACGGTGGAGCAGAAAATGCATTTGATATGGCACAAAATGCTAAAAACGAAACTGGACTTATTGATTGGGTAAAGAAAAACTTTAGAGGAGATGACCCATTACAAAGAATACAATGGGATATTGAATCATTTGCATAATTAATAAAAAATAGATATGGCGCTACAAAAATTAAGAGAACATTTTAACGAAACTAATAGAGAAAACTTTATTGAGATGTTAAACCATAGGGTGTTAGTGACTGAAAAGATCGCTGCGCCTTCTTTTCATATACAAAGAACTTCAAATGGCTTTGATTTTTTTAAGTCAATTAAATCTGAAGCAATCGATATTGTTGATAGAACAATCATATCGTTATATGAAGTAGCCATTAATCATTTACAAAGTCTCGAATCTTCACAAAAAGAAGAATTACCAAGAGATTTTAAATTTGGGTTTGAATATTTACCAGACGAGAATCTTTCCGAAATTAAATATGATAAAATACCCCAAAACTTTTTAATTCTTACACATATACAAGAAATTAACACAAATAATGGAAAGGTTAGAAAAACAATAACTGATCCAACAATATTAAAAAAATGGGCAAATGTACTTGAGGTACAAGGACCCAGTATTATTTTTGATGGGTATTTAAATAGTGTACAAAAAGAATCACTTCTAGCAATTTTAGAAATGAGTGATAGGGAATTTAATGAAAAATATGATTATTTAGAGGAGACTACCGATAAAATATCATTTACAAAAGAAATCATTAAACTATTTAATCCATCTAAAATATCATCAACACTACATGAATCATTAGAAAATGAAATTGATGGATTGATTGTTAATTTTATTGATGGGAAAACAACTAATTCATATAAATTAGAAGATTTTAATAGAGCTAAGGTTAATGAATCAAGAGACTCCAGTCATATGTATCAGATTACTATTGCTGATTTATTAGAGCACTTGACATCATACGATTTTAATGAAATTAAATTAACTGAAGAAAATTCAGATAAAAGATATATTGAAGCAATGTCCGTTGTATTTAATAGTTATATTGAAAAAAATGCATCTAAATTTGTTGGAGTTAATTTTGAAAGTGCAGAATTTTCATCATCAAAATCATTTAAATTAAACACAAAATATATCCAAAACGAAAAAACATTAAAACTTGTTGAAAATAGTGTTTTATCTGAGCTGTTTAAAATATCATTAAGCACTTTTAGAAAAAAACGCACTAAAACAACTGATATAATCAATCAAGATATGATGGATCGTATGAATGAAATTGTAGATAAAATTCAACAGTTAGTATTTGCAGAAAGTACCGATGAAAATGCAGTATTTGATTATCAAAACTTTATGTTACATAATAAAATTAAAGCATCTGTAAATCTTAATGAGGCACTTAAAGTTAACCATGCTGAACAGGGTAAAGAATTAGTAAATATGTTTGTTGGAAGATTTCAACCATTTACACTAGGACATGCCAAAGTGTTAGAGGCACTTCATAAAGAGAATGGCTATCCTGTGGTTGTCTTATTGGTTAAGGCAAAAAATGCAAAACCTAAAAAAGGAGATGAGTTTAGCAAGCCATACAACACTGAAACTCAAATTGAAATGTTTAACAATGTTAAAAAACAATATAAATTTCTAAAAGACATTTTAATAATACCAACTGGAGGTATTGATACCATATTTAATGCATTAAGACCTAATTATGAACCAGTATTATGGGGAACCGGGACCGACAGAATAAAAGGTTATGGTTATCAAGTTAATAATGATTCTTATAGAGACCAATTAAACTGCAGAGCAGATTTTGGACTATTTGAAATTAAAAGAACTGATGATAATATTTCAGCAACTAAAGTTAGAAACGCAATGTTGGATGGAGACGAAAGGTTATTTCAATCAATGACTCCAAAGGCAATTCATGGAATGTATGATGATTTAAAAACAAAACTTGAAACTTCGATGGGAGTCTTTGCCGAATCAAATGTTACTGAAGGAATTATGACATTTGAACAATTTAAAAATAAATTGTAATATATAATCTTATAATATAAAATAAAAATTAATATATGAACACGTTCGATCAATATGTAAATGAAACTTTAAATATGTTAAACGAGAGATCAATTAACAAAATCAACAAAGAATTTTCGGAAGTTGTTATAAAAATGGCTGAAAAGGCTAAAGAATATTCAGCAGCCGAAGGAGATGCTAAAGCAAATATATTAGCAGAACTTAAAGAGCTTACAGCTAAGAAAAAGGCATTAACAAATGAAATGGATGATGTGGTTGCTGGAAAAGACAGAAATGTAGAATTAGCTATTAAAGAATCTGAGGTTACCGAAGCTTATGGAAAACCTGCAGGGCTTTCTAAAGATGAAACTATGGAAGTTGCACAAAAATTTGCAGATGCAATGTCAAAAGCAGATGGTACTAACGTTACTGTCAATAAAGAAACATTAGAGGAGGATTCATTTGACTTAGATGTTGATGGAGAAGAATTTGATGGAGGTTCATATAATATCTACCAAAACGGAAATGTTATGAATATGGCAATCCGTTCAAACCCAGTTTATGGTAAGAAAAATGATTCAGTAGATACTATTGCTAAGAACATTAAAAAAATGTCTGAATCAGTAGTTACTGAAGGCGTTTATGCTAAACAAAGTAAAGTCGCACCTGGTGAATATATTATGACTCAATATGGTTATTTCTATAAAAGAGTTGAAGGTAAAGTAGGAGGACAAGATGCTTATGTTGAAATAAAGAACGGTAAAGAAGGAAAGAGAAAGACAAGTATTCATGATACAGTTGATTTTGACATAGTTGATAAAAAAGTTGTATTTGAATCATCAGTTACTGAAGGTAAAGGTTTTAAAAACACTGAAGATTTTGAAGCATTTTTAGAAGAAATAGATGGTATGCCAGAATCAGCAATCAAGAAAATCATGGGTAAAGATTATATCGATACTCCTGGATTCTATCAAGATGAAAAAGATGACTATGAAGATATTATAGATTTTATGATTTCAAACATGGGTAATAAAGAATTTGAAAAACTTCAAGACTGGTGGGAATCAAATGTTGCTGAATCTGTAGTTAATGAAGGTAAAAAAGTCACTCTTAAGAGACGTTATACTGAAAACTATCCAGCAGTGACTGCTGGTAAAGCTGCTAGAATTAGAAATAAAGTTTTAGAAGCAATTAAAGATGGTAAAATTTCACAAGAAGAATTTGATAAACTTGTTTCTGAGCTTTCAAACAATTCTAAGCGATGGACTAAAAATAATGCACAATACTTTACAATATCTGAGGAGGGTATTTCACTAAGTAAATTTGGACAAAAGATTCTAAAAAGCATTACTGTTAATGAAAAGACTGAAAAGAATCCAGAAATCTGGGTTCCTGGAGGATTCGACAAAGAACTTTCTAAAATACCAAACCAAAAAATAGATATGACAGTTGTTTCTAAATTAGCCAGAAAATATCAAGTTGATTTAGATGACGCAATTAAATATGTAGAATATGGCTGGATGATAGACCTAAACGAAAACAATACAAACAATATGAAAACAAAATTTATTTATGAATCATTCAGTGAGTTTGTAAACTCTTTAAATGAATCAACAGAAACATTAAACGAGGCATTTGCATCTACGAAACTTGCAAGTATCTTAACTGGAGCTAATAAAATGGACAAGGATCTTCCTAAAGCATTTTACCAAATGTCTAAAATTGCACTTGATAAAATTCAAGATATAGATATTATTGAAATGGATCCTGCGACCGCAAAGAAGGAGAAGAGAGCAAACGCAGTTTACTTATACTTCACAACTAATGAGAAGGAAAACCCATACGCAGGGTCAGAATCATATGGAGTTAGTAAAATACCAGGAAATACTCTTTTAGCAATTACAGATGGTTCAAATGAATGGATGTCTACAGAATGGCAAAGATCTTATTCTAGAGATAAAAAAGGAACTACAGTATTAAAAACTACAAAACGAGATTATAGTGCAGGATTTGCAAAATCTGGATCACGTGCAAGATACGGTAGTGGTATTTCATCAATGAAACAGGTTGCTGAACTTGCAGATAGAGCATATTGCTTGGATCTAGATATTCTTAGAGCAAGATATTCTACGACTGCACAGAGAGATGAAAGAGCAGCTGCTAAAAAAGGTGCTATTGCATTCAAAAATGACAAAGACTTTAAACAAGAAAACTTAAACCGATACAATACAATCATTGCAAATAGAGCGGCTGCAATGCCTATCGATAAAATGGTTGCAGATGCAATCGATACATTATCTTCACAAATCAAAGATGCTCTTACTAAAGGAGAAAAAACACAATATAACGAGATTTTACTTGGAAAAAGCTCTAGAGGTCGTGAGGCTAAATTACAAGATGCTGCTAATCACATGCAACGTATTCTTGATGACTTCCAAAGATACGTAAGCTACACTAATCAAGCTGAGGAAGAAAAGAAATCAGGGTATGGTGGAGATTACTATGCAAGAGAGGTTAAAAACTATGCAAAAAGTATTACTGATAGAATTAAGCAAATTGAAACATTTGGTTACGCTTGGTAAAATATTATGAAAATTATGAAAAATTTACAAACGTTCGAAAACTTTACACAAGATATTAATGAATCAATGAGTTCTTATTATTTTAATAGTCCTTCTGAATTTTATGAATATTCTGATATGGCACCTAAAAAGGGAGAAACTAAATATTTAGTAATGGCTACAAATAAAGCAGACTTTAATGGACAAGAAGTTAGATTAGAAGGCGGTATAAGATTTGGATCTTCAACCAATAAAAAGATATTAGGTATTTTTGAAGAAGATCAACTTGAAGATGCAAAGGATGTTCTTAATGCATATATGAAAAAACCGGAAGGAACATTTATTTCTACTACATTAGGTAAATTAGTTGGAATTTCTAAATTTAAATCACAATACACTGAGATTGAAGGAAACTTAGCAAAAATAAAAGTAAATTAATAAAATGAAACACGTAAAATTATTCGAACAATTCGTAAACGAAAAAGTATACAGATTAACTGGAGCTTATGGAGCTAAAGGTATTGCTGGAAAGGTTCTTGGAGCTTTTAAAAACGCGGTATCTGGCGTTAAATTTGAAGGAGATGCTACATCAACTTTAAAAGATATAAATGACGCTTGGTCAAAATGGGCTAACAAGGAAGGAGCTAAGATTATTATTGATGAAGTTGCAAAACAAGTTAAAGATAAAGAGGCATTGGTTTATATCACTGCAAACTTAGATGAAGCATGGGTTGAAGAAAGTATTAATGGTTCTGAATTAATGGTTAACATTCCAGGCGATTTAGTAATTAATATTGGATTTGCAGATGATGTAGATGCTGGTAAATTCTCAAGAAAACTTGGAGGAATGCAAAATAGTGCAGTTCAAACTAACAATTCTATTATGGGATCTTTTGATGAAGGAGTTGGACAAAACAACGTTGAAATCAGAAGTGGTTTATTCTTAACAATCGACGCTAAATAATTATGCCAAGTACAAGTAAAGCACAACAGAGATTAATGGGACAAGCTTACGCTTATAAAAAGGGTGAGTTAAAGTCCAGTGAAGTTAGTGCTGAAATAAAAGAATTAGCAGATAATATGACACTTAAGCAATTAAAAGACTTTGCAAGTACAAAGCATACTGGTTTACCAGAGACTGTAGACGAAGCATTTATTGGGCCTTTTGTATTTAATGATAGAATGCCAGATGAAGAATTATTAGGAATGTATAATGGCGCTCTCGATGGTTATGCATATTATACTAAAGGAATGCAATATCCAAAATCAGATTATAAGAAAGCCTATCAAGAAATTGAAAAGATCTTAAAGAAGAGAGGAATTACAGTAGACGAAAACATAACTCCGGCTAATTTAACGGGTATGGGCCCAGTAGTTTTACCAAATAATGGTACAGTTGGATCGGGCGATGTTCCAGCTGGAAGTGGAGATGCTAAAAAGAGATACAAAAAGAAAATGAAAAGTATTAAAACATTTGAACAATTTGTAAATGAATCATATGATGGTGAAATGGCAGATTTCAAATATGAATATCCAATGAGATTCGAAGAGGAAACTGGAAATAGTCCAAAGGCTATTAAAAAGATGTCTAAGAAAGGAAAAGGATATGAAGTTAGAACTTCAAGTTATATGAGTAGACAGGAACTTGAAAGAGTTGGATTATCTATGGGCTTAACCTTAAAAGATTACAAAAAATCAAATATTGTAATTGCAATATATGAATAAAATAATTTGAGTATCATCGAATTAAAAACCCTTGTATTTAAATATAAGGGTTTTTCTTTTTAAATAAAATTAATTGTTATTTGCAATAGCTAATTCTAACCTAGATACTTTAGCTCTTAATTTTCTAATCTCTAATTGATAATTATGTAATAATGAAACATTTAATCTATTTTTAATATAATTATTAATTAATTTTATTTAACATAAAAATGCAAAATTTCATATTTAAACCTAAAAATTATAACTCTTGGTCAAAAAGTGCCTTGAATAAAATTTTAAAAACTATGGATTCATGTGAAAACGAAGTGCATTTAGAATCGGTTAAGATAATGATAGATAATTTTATAATTATCTCAGCTATTAATGAAGATATTAATGAAAATAACATTGATGAATTATCTAAGCAATTATGGCTATCATATAAATTAAAACAAAATCAAATTATTTCTAATACAATTTAAAAATGCATTCGACTAAAGGCACAATCGGATTTACAGCTGGTAATTTTGATTTATTACACCCTGGATATATTTATACTTTTGAAAAAGCAAAAGAACACTGTGATTATTTTATGGTCTTTTTACAAAGAGATCCATCAGAAACCAGGTTTACAAAATACAAACCAGTAATTCCATTATACGAAAGATACAAGACCTTAATGGCTATTAAATATATTGATGAGGTAGTTACCTATCAAACTGAAGAAGATCTAATTAAATTAATGGAATTCTATAAACCAGATGTAAGAATCTTAGGTGATGATTATATTGGAAAAAGATTTACTGGAGATCATTTACCGATTGAGGTTATTTATACTACTCGAAGCCATGAATGGTCAACTACTAAAATCAAAGACTTGATTACAAAGCAGACAATTTTACAAAACCCAGATATAGTAAACAAATAATGAAAAAGGGAGTAATAGCAGGTAATTTTGATGTCATGCATCCTGGATATATTAAAATGTTTAAAGATGCTGCATCAAACTGCGACTGCTTGATAGTTTTACTACATACGGATCCTTCTATTGAAAGACCTAATAAATTAAAACCAATATTATCAGTAGAGGAAAGAAAAGAAATGCTACTAGAATTAAGATCTGTATGTGGTGTTCATATTTATACTTATGAAGCTCAATTATTAGATCTATTACAAATGGGAGAATTTGATATTAGATTTTTGGGAGATGATTATAAAGGAAAACCATTCACTGGTGATAATCTAAATATACCAATCTATTATTTAAACAGAGACCATGGTTGGAGTACAACAAAATTTAAAAACTTAATTGCAAAAACAATATGAGAATAATAGTTACAGGAGGATATGGATTTATAGGATCTTCATTTGTTAATTTACTAGGTAGAAAATTACCCGATGCTGAAATTGTAGTTTTAGACAGTATGACATATGCAGCTGATCCAATGAATGTAAAGGTAAATCATAAACAAATGGTAAAAGATATTTGTGAGGTGTCACCGGAAGATTTAGGAGATTACGATTATATAGTTCATTTTGCAGCAGAATCACATGTAGATAATTCAATTAAAGATGGAAAGCCTTTTATTAAAACTAATGTTGAAGGAACTTTCAATCTATTAGAATGTGCTAGGCAAAATCCAAACCTTAAGAAATTTATTCATATCTCAACGGATGAAGTTTATGGAGATATGGAAGATGTTAGTATTTTATCAGAAGCTACGGAAAGTTATCCTTTAGTAGGCTCATCTTATTATTCAGCTTCTAAGGCCTCTTCAGATTTATTAGTACTTTCAGCTCATAGAACTTTTGGATTGCCTTATATTATTACTAGAACTTGTAATAACTATGGAGATCACCAGAATGAAGAGAAGTTTATTCCAAAGATTATGAAATCTATCGCTAATGATTTGACCATTCCAGTATATGGTGATGGTAAACAGGTAAGAGAATGGATTGATGTAGAGGATAATGTTCAAATTATATATGAACTAATGATTTCAGATCAAATTAATGATATATTTAATATAGGATCCGGTGAGCGTTATCAGAATATTGAAATTATTAATATGATTTCTGAAATGTTAGGTAAAACTCCAGACTTTAAATATGTTGAGGATAGATTAGGACATGATAAACGATATGCACTAGATTCAACTAAGGTTAGAGAAATATTCCCTGAATGGATAAACCTATCATTTAAAGAATTCTTAAAAGAGCAAGTTTCCGTATTTATTAAATAGAATTCATAAACAATTTATGTTATCTCTATATAAATATAAAATATACACATATGGACATTGACAACATTCTAAAACACGCAGATCAAATTATTAATAATAGATCAGAAGAAAAAGAAAGACAATATGGTCCCTTTGAAGAAGGGATGCGAAGAGCAGCACTAATATGCTCTGGAATGACCGGCAAACAATTAACAGGAGCTGATATGTATGCTGCTCTTGTAGCACTTAAGCTAAGTAGACATTCATATAATTATAAACAAGATAATCTATTAGATGCAGCTGCATATATCGGAGGTCTTGATAATTATATTAAGAAATACGGGTATAAAGATACTGAATCTCCTATGGGTGTTAACGATGCAAATGCCGGATATGACGAATAATGATTTTATATATTTCACAGATTTAGAAAAGGATAAAGATATTAAAATTGCAATAGCTATTTTAGTAGGTAAATTCTCAGATAGGCTAAGTTCACATAAAAGTGCTTGGCCTTTTATGCTTGCTAACCAATTAATAAATATAGGTTATAAAAATGTAAGTGTAATTACAACAACAACTGAAGATTGGACAGATTATGATTGTGTAATCTTAGATCATGGTATGGAATTTAAGGGTACTTTTAATATTTTTGGAGGCGCTAATGATGA